CAGGTCACATAACAGCCTCAGGTAATATAAGTTCAAGTGGAGATATTAGGGCAAATAACTTTTATGGTTATTATTACCAATCCTTCCCCTCAAATGCAACTCTTAATTCTAATAATACTTATTATTATCTTCCCTTAACAGGTCAGTCAACAGCAGAACATGTATCTAGTAATGCAAATGAACGAATACCTCTTACATTAGCTTTTGATTCTCATCCAGTAAAATCAATGATTAGAAGTACAAATGGAACTGCACTTAATAACACTGCAGTAACAATGAGTATCCATTTTGAACCTCCTTTTTCACATGGAGATTTTCTAGCTCAAGCTCCTAGTACAGCTAATCCTGGAGATACAACAGATGGTCATATACTTTATGCAGAAGTTCGTACAGTAGGAGTAGCATTAAACCATAGTGCTATAGTAATTGATTGGTTAAATCCTATGAGTGGATCTTTTAATGATGGAGTAGACAGTGCACCTGCTGGTCATGATATACCTTCAGGTAGTAGAATAACTTTATCATTTAAAACTGACCATAATGCAAGTGTTTGTTATGTTGTAGATAATACTTTTGCTATAGATAATTCAAATTTATATTAAAAATAAATAATGAGTATAAAAATAAAATATAGAACTCCTAATAAAAGTGAATTTACCTCTAATGATATTATAATTGATGTTAAAAATGGATGTTTATTTTATAAATCAGATAATGATATTTATAAAGTACAAGGAGATAATCTAAGTACAGAAGAGGTAGAAGGAGGAACAACCTACAATGGTAATACAACTACATTTACCACAGACGATCCCATAATTTTATCAGAAGTTCCCGGGATACCTTCAGATGGTTCTACTGTCCAAATAGGAAAAAGAAATAGTTCTGGTCAGGGTACTTTAAGTATTCAATCTTCTTTTGGTGCAGTTGACATAGGACATTGTAATGATAGTTTTGTCCATTTTTTTGAAACTGGTGCTTCACTAGGATATTATTTTGATTCTCAAATTACTAATGGTGCAGGTATATTTAGTTCTCATAATGGTAATACTCAAATACAGTGCAATAGAGATACAACTAAGTCAAGAATTAAAGTAATAAACAGCGTATCAAATCCCTTAGTAGAGATTTATGGTGATTTAATAGCTAAAGCTCATGGTACAAATGCTACAGGAAAGATGTCAGCTGAAAATGATGTTGTAGCATTTGCTTCAGACAAACGTTTAAAAGAAAATATTATAAAAATACCAGATCCCTTAGAAAAAATTAAACAACTAAGGGGCGTTTATTATGATTGGAAAAAAGATGTAAAAGAAAAAGGTTTTCACCCAACCAGAAAAACAAACGAAATTGGTATGATTGCTCAAGAAGTAGAAAAAGTAATTCCTCAAGCAATTGAACCTGCACCCTTTAATAATGAGTATAAAACTATTAAGTATGATAGAATTATCCCCTTACTAGTTGAATGTATAAAAGATCAACAAAAACAAATAGACGAACTTAAATTATTATATAAATCTTAAAGCATGCCAGATTATAGTACGTTAAATTCTCAAATAAGTGTATCAAATGTTTCTTCAAGTATAATTTTTATACCTAAAGGATCTAAAACAGATCCAGCTACTGCTATATCAGCTTCAATTCCTCAAATTTTAGCTATAACATGTTCTTCAAATTTTGAAAATAGATTAACAAAATTATCTACTATAAATGCTTTTGGGATAATTACTTTAGCTAGTAGTAGTAATGATACTCGAATAATTTTAAGATATTTACCTAGTGCTTCATTATCTTCAAATAATTTCATAAGAAAAGATACTAACCCCACAGAAAAAGAAGATAATTCATTTGATCTTAGATTTTCAGGTTCAAAATTGGGAGACACAATAATAGATATACCTTTAAATAATAATGATGATTCTTTTATAGTAGCATATAGAACAGTAGAAGCATTAAATAATTCAGGTCCTTTTGGTAACTCTTTTAGTGCTAGTTTAGAAGATGATGGTAGTGGATTAGCTCTTTTATCTGCTTCTTTAGGCAATATGTCTATAGGATCAGGTTTTCAAATTAGAAATTCAGCTTCTCTAAAAGATGGTATTGAAGGTAAATTTTTAATTCATAGTTTACGTAGTGGTGCTTTAGCAAATCCTGATTTTTCAGGAACCCAAACAGAAGTAGGAGGTATGCAGATAGGTACTTCATTTAAAATAGGAAGTTCTGAACCTACCTTTACCTTTCATGTAGTACAATCGGGTTCAGGTGTAATGAATCAAACTTTTTTTGCGGGTAAAGTACCAAATACATCTGCTTCTCTAATTCAAAGAATAGACCCCATAGATAATAAAAGTTTTGAATTTTTAATTCCTTCTCAATCAATAGAATCAGAAGAAGACTTAATACCTTTTTATATTTCAGCTTCAAAAGCATCTTCAGCATCTTTAATTGTAGGGATAGGAACTAAAGATCCTCTAACTGACGTTGATATTAGAGCAAATGAATTTCAAATTCAAAGAAAAACAGAACGAAGAGGAATAAAAATTAATAATGAAGGTAATGTTGAAAGTTTTGATAAAAATATAGCAACTGCAGGAACAGGTAGTGAATTTATTTTAAATTTTTCCAGGGGAGTTGAAGTAAATCAGGATTTAATGGAAACTGTAGCTGGATTCAATTTCCCTAATGATGCAGCAGCTGTAGTATTCTTTAATGCATTAAAGGCCGACGAACAACAAAAAATATTATTTCAAGCAGAATCTCAAGGTTTTATTAGACCCCCATTAATAGGTGATACATTAGGATCAATTAGGTGGGTATCAGAATCAGGCTCAATATCAAAACCTGGTTCTACAACTGGATTTGGAAATAGATCAACAGGTGAAACAGCTGTAATTAAAGCTGTAGTACATGATGCTGATGCATCTGGGATTCAAGCAGATTTAATTTTTAGTGTTGCTGGTAAATCAGGAGGAGGAAGTCAAAAGTTTTTACTAGATGCGGGAAACTTACATCAAATGACGGGTTCATTAGATGTTTCTGATGATATACTTTTGAGTTCAAATAACAAAACTATAAAATTAGATGGGTCAATTACACATAGAGATAATCAGAATACTCTTATTGATTTTAATGAGAATGACATCCAAATGGGTGCCGCAAATTCAACAAATATTCTAAAAATTCAAGGAGATAATTTTACAATTAATCCTAATAATTCTAACTTTCAAGATTTTTTTGTAAGGGGGGAGAATAATAATAATCTTATAGCTGCAATTGTAACTGGAAGTGGTAAAGTGGGAATAGGAACAGCTACACCAGGAGAAAAATTAGAAGTAATAGGTAATATAAAAGCTACTGGAAATATACTAGCTCAACAATATATTGTATCTTCATCTGTAACTGTTGTAACAACACAACAATTATCAGGATCAACAGTTTTTGGAGATGATATAACTGATACTCATAGATTTTCAGGAAGTTTATTTGTTTCAGGAAGCTTAACAGCTGATTCAATAGATGGTGGGTCTTTTTAATTTACATATATGTATATGCGAATATAAATAATAATAAAAGTTATGACAGTAAAAGATAAAATCCCAACCCCCTCAGACATTAAAAAAGGATCTATTCAATTCACAAATGAAGAAATTAAAATATTAAGAGATTTACAATCACGTGTTAATCAAACAACAATTAATTTTGGTCAACTAGCTATTAATAAACTTAAGCTAGAAGAAGCTGAAGTTATGTTAAAAAAACAATTAACGGAGTTAGAAGTAGAAGAAAGTAAGACAGCAAAATCTTTATCAGATAAATATGGTAAAGGATCTCTTGATATAGAAACAGGAACTTTTACTCCTATAGAATAGTTTTTAAAAAAGTCATTATATTTATTAATGAATGGGTTATAAAATTAATTACCCACTTTGTTTTGGTTTGTGTTTTTCTTTTATATTTATGATAGAACCAATCGAAGACATAACATTATTAAATAAAATATAAGATGGCAGAACAAATTATTTCACCAGGTGTATTTACAAGAGAAAACGACCTATCATTCTTACCACAAGGAATTGGCGCAATTGGCGCTGCAATTATTGGACCTACAGTTAAAGGACCAGCATTCGTACCAACAGTAGTAAGAAGTTTCGCAGAATATGAAAGACGATTTGGACCCTTAAGTGGAGATACTTATGTTCCCCAAACAGTTAGAGAATATTTAAAAAATGCAGGATCAGTTACAGTATGTAGAGTATTAGCTGGTGGTGGGTATACTTTTGCAACTGGTGGTGTAGAACCTATTGGTGTAATTGTATCATCATCAATTTTGACTTCACATACAGCATCTCAAGCCAGCGCTGAATTCCAAGCAGTATTAGTGGGTGTACTTTATCCTTCTAAAAATGCATCTACTCCTACATTAGCAGATTCTATAATTGCAGATGGTTTAGATGGAACTACAGCAGAAGCTTCACTAACTAGTAGTTTTGCAGTAACATTAAGTGGTTCGAATGTTACAACAACAGCCTTTAATGCATCCCTAAACCCAACAAATTCAGATTATTTATTTAAATATCTTGGATATAGTGCAGATAACAGTAAATCAGGAGCAAATGCATACGCAGGTACTCCTGGTTACACTTACTTAAATTTTAAAAACTTACAATCAGACATGGCAGCTTCAGCTAGTGTAAGTGGATATAATGCTGGAACAGGATCTGCAGTTGTTTTTTCAAAAATGAGTGCAACTAGTCAATTATTTGATGGAGTTGGCCAAACAGAAGGATATGGTTATTCATCCACTCCATTTATTCAAGGACAAATTGCTTTAGGACAAAAAGATTTATTTAAATTCCATACTTTAGATCATGGAAAACATTTATGTCATGAATATAAAATTTCAATCGCAAACTTTAAAGAACCAGGTGATATTGATGGTATTGAACAATATTCTCAATTCTCGGTTATTTTAAGAAGAACAAATGATACAGATAAATCACCAATTATCTTAGAACAATATAATAATGTAACTTTAAATCCAGATTCTCCACGTTATATTTCAAGAGTAATGGGGGATAGATATCCACAATATAATGATACTTTAGGAAAAGTTGAATTACTTGGAAATTATCCAAACATTTCAAATTATATTAGAGTAGAAACTTCAGCAGCAGTAGATGCAGGATCTACATCTCCTAAATTAACACCAAAAGGATTTAAAGCAGTACAAAACACATTCGCAGCAGCTGCTTTTGCTACTGGATGTGCTTTCCCTTCAGCTTCTTATGAAGGAACACAACAGTTAGGAACAGATGATAATTATAATACTAAAGGATATTTAGGATTTATGTTCGCAGATAAAGAATCTGACAATGAAAACTTTTTACAACCTTTACCAAATTCTGCTCCATCAAACGTAGCAGGTGCATTTAGTGTTGAAAATTTCTTCGGTCATCCAAGTTCGAGTTTAGACTTTTCAACAGGAGGATCTGGTTCATTAAGCGCCTCAATTGATTCAACAGGAGCTACAGGACCTACATCTAACCAACTTAAATTTTCAGTTCCTTTTCAAGGAGGTGATGATGGTATAGCACCATATAAAGTTAAACAAACAGGAGAATTTATTACAAATACAAATCTATATGGTTTTGATTTAAGTACAAATACATCTGTAGGATATACAGCTTATAAAAAAGCAATTGACATTATTTCAAATCAAGATGAATATGATATTAATATGTTAGCTATGCCTGGTGTTATTCATTCATTACATCCATTAGTTACAAATGCAGGTATTGATATGTGTGAAGAAAGAGGAGATGCATTTTTTGTAATGGACTTGAATGAAGTAAATTCCTCAGTAAACACCGCTATAAGCAACGTAAGTGGTATAGACACCAACTACGCTGCAGTTTATTATCCATGGGTTAAAGTATTAGATACTGCCAAGAATAAGCCAGTATTAGTACCGCCATCAGTAATTGTACCAGGAGCTATAGCAGCTTCAGATAGAATTGCAGCAGAATGGTTTGCACCAGCAGGTTTAAATAGAGGTGTATTAGGAAACGTAATTGAAGCTAAAATGAGATTAAACCAAGCTGAAAGAGATGTTTTATATGATAATAAAATTAATCCAATTGCAACATTCCCTCAAACTGGAGTTTGTATATGGGGTCAGAAAACATTACAAGAAAGATCAACAGCATTAGATAGAATTAATGTTCGTAGATTAATGATTGCTCTTAAGAAATTTATTGCAAGTTCATCAAGGTACTTAGTATTTGAACAAAATACACAAGCTACAAGAAATAGATTCTTAAATATTGTTAATCCTTATTTAGAATCAGTACAACAAAGACAAGGATTATATGCATTTAGAGTACAAATGGACGAAGGTAATAATACACCAGATGTAATCGATAGAAACCAATTAGTTGGCGCGATATATTTACAACCAGCTAAAACAGCAGAATTTATAGTATTAGACTTTAACGTATTACCTACAGGAGCTACATTTGATGGTGGTGGTGGAGCAGGTGGTGGTGGAGGTGGCGGAGGTTACTAAAAAGCTAAAAAGCATTATATTTATAATAGAACAATAAAAATAAAACAAAAAAGATGGCAATATTAAACACAAACGAAATGATGTTCACAGCATTTGAACCAAAGTTGCAAAACAGGTTCCTAATGTTCATCGATGGTATCCCAGCATACCTTATAAAAAAAATATCAAGACCAAGTATTTCATTTAATGAAGTAGTTCTTGATCACATTAACGTGAAAAGAAAAATTAAAGGAAAAGCTAACTGGGAAAATATTACATGTGATCTTTATGATCCAGTAACACCATCGGGAGCACAAGCTGTAATGGAGTGGGTTCGTTTGTCACACGAGTCAGTTACAGGTAGAGATGGTTATTCTGATTTTTATAAAAAAGATATTAGAATTAATACATTAGGTCCTGTAGGAGATGTAGTTGAAGAATGGATTTTAAAAGGTGCTTATTGTCAAGCTGCAAATTTTGGCGATATGGATTGGACATCAGACACACCAGCAAACATTAATATGACTATAGTAATGGATTATGCCATCTTAAATTACTAAAAATTAATTTATATAAAAAAGAAAGCGCCTATTTTGGCGCTTTTTTATTTCCTTTATATATGTATATCTGAACTAGTTTTTAATAAATAAATAACGTTATGGAACAAACAAAAAACCAATTTCCTTCAGAGGAAGTTACTCTACCTTCAAAAGGCCTATTGTACCCAATAGATTCATCCTTAAGTAAAGGAAAAATAGAAATGAAGTATATGACAGCTCGAGAAGAAGACATATTAACTAATCAAAACTTAATAGAAAATGGCACAGTAATTGATAAATTATTAGAATCTCTTATTATAACTAAAATAAATTATAATGATTTATTAGTAGGAGATAAAAATGCAATATTAGTTGCTGCTCGTATTTTAGGGTATGGTAAAGATTATTCATTTAATCATCAGGGAGAAGAAAAAACAATAGATCTTACTGATATTAAAGATAAAGAAATGGATGAATCTTTAATAGAAGGGGGTAAAAATGAATTTAATTTTACATTACCAACTGCAAAAACAGAAGTGACTTTTAAAATTTTAACTCACGGTGATGAACAAGCTATTGATAAAGAATTAAAAGGACTTAAAAGACTTAATAAAAGTATATCATATGATATATCTACTAGAATGAAACATGTTATTACATCTGTTGGGGGGGATTATGAAACAAAAACTATTAGAGAATTTGT